GGAGCAGAGGGATTAGAACTTTCTGTTCCCTGAACTATTTCTAATTCCCCGCTGCCATTCAAGCAAAGCAAATCAATTCTGGGATAATTAGTTGGAATTGAAAAAGAAGGAGAATTGCCCCCGCTAAAAAATACATAAGTTTCTCCAATAATTACTTGTCCTTTCGAGACATATAACTGCAAAGAGGGGGGATTTGTAGCTCTGGCAGCAAAATTACCAGTTAAAAAGACATCTATTTTATTGTTTAAACTATCATCTGAAACATCTCCGCCTTTGAAATTTATCTTTGGTCTTGAACCAATTAAATTGCCATCTTTATAAACATCAATCTTTTGTAAATCATCAAAATCCTTTGCAGTTAAAGCCCGCATCATCTTATAAAGTTTTCCAGAAATATTGTGCGGTTGAGCACTTGTGTTTTCTTGCCCCCTTGAAACTGTTAAAGTATCGCCATTAACAGCGGATACTCTTACAATTTCTCTATATGGGTCATCAGTTGGGTCTTGATAATCAGTAGCATTCCACCAAACCAAATTAAAAGGCGGAGTTGGCAATTTTGTTCCTTCCCCTATTTTTAGAGTAATTGAAGTTTCGCTTGTTCCGTAATAGCCAGAAACTTCTACTTTACAAAAATTTTTAACATTATCTGCTGGCATATTTTATCAAAGCCACCCCTTTTGAAATGAGTTTATTGATTCCATTTTTATGGGCTCGTATATTTCCTTTTTTAAATTGTCTAACATTTTCTTTAAATAAAACTGGTATAATTCAAATTTTCTGTTAGCGTCTTGATGTCCAATTTGTTCTAAATATTTAAAAGCGTTTCCATAAACAAAGACATCATAATAAGTATCTAAAATTGCGGGGATTTCGTCTGATGTCGAGGTAAATTCTGGCTGTTTGGCAATATACCAAATTCTTAATCCGTTTGTTTTATTTTCTTCTGTTCTGGGAAAAATAAAAACCTGCCCGCCGAATAAATCCATCAATGGTTTTGTTTTGGGATGTTTTTTAACTAACTTATACCACTCATGGGGTAAATTTCCTAAATCTGCTTGGCTTATTTTCTGCCATTTACTATCATCAGTTGGGTCATCATAGTTAATTTCTAATCTTAAAATGGTTAATAAATCACTTGGTAAAGCATAGTTTGTTTGTCCAGCAACCAAATCGGTTTTTTTAATTGTGCCAAATAATTCTATTTCTTCGTTTGCTAAACTTCTTTGAATATCTAAATAGGTCTCGTTAGTAAGAGACAAAAGGTCAACATCTGTCAAGGTCGTTGAATTCGTATTGGTTATTTTTCTTGTTTTTTCAAATATGGTGGATAATTGCATTTTGGTGAAGCGGGGGCGGAAGCCACAAGGAGCCTTCCCTTGCCCATAGCCCCCAATCAGGGTTTTGGCAATCTAATCAATCATTAGAGAGCAGTAGCGGCACTTTCAATTCTCATCAATCTTTCTTCTTGAGTTCTTGCAACCCCAATGTTGGTTTTAGCACCAACCCAACCCTTTTGCCCTAACTGATTGTTAACACCAACAGCATTTTCTGGCGGATAAACATAAGTATTTACTTTTCTTGCCAACCAGTAAGAAATTCTGTAAGCGTCAGCGGCAATCAGGGTTGTTGGATAAACAGTCACAGTTGAAGCAAATGTCTGAACATTAGGAGATTGAACAATCCTTGCTCCAGCAATAGAACCAATCTCTCCACGAAAGAGATTTTCAGGTTGAGCGTATTTGTGCATCTCCCAATAGCTTGCTCCAGTTCCAGCAGAGACCATTAAATCATAAGCAACTGCTGGATGCATCACACAGGCATATCCACCACCAGGATATTCAGGAGCAGCATTTCTCCTTAATCTCTGAACTGCCTTAAAAATGTCAGTAACGGCAATCAAATCAGATGAAGTTAAGTCTGATCTTGAAGTTTTATTTCCAGAATAAATCACATTGTTTCCAGCATTAACAACTGTCTGGATTACCTCATCAATCTTCCTTGCCATTGCCTTACCAACTTCAGTAAGGGTTGTATTTACTAATTGAAAGACAGCGGTCAAAGCGACCAAATCTGTCATTTCAACACTAACCCCATATTGAGTTGGCGTTATGTCAACTGCGCTAACAGAAACAGCAATGGCAGTAGGACCAGTTCCTTCAGTAGACAGTTGAGACACATCGCTGGTAGCAATCCTGTTAAAAGCGAAAAATCTGGAGGTGTAATTGCCTTCTGGAACGGTTTCCACTGTTCCAAACTGTTCAAAATAGAGATGGGGTTGCAAACTTTCAATAACTCTCGTGTCAAAATAAATTCCCAGCGCCTTCTGGCTTGTCGATAGATTGGATGTTGTAGTCGTCGCCATTATAGGAAGTGGGTCTTTTTTAAGACCTTTATCCGCTTCCTATATTTAAACTCTATTCTATTCCGTAAATCTGTTTAAAGATTTCTTCTGCTATTTTTTCTTGTTCTTTTTTGGGAAGTTTTAGGAAGTCGGGTTCAACAACTGTTCTTGAAGTTTGAGCAGAGCCCAAAGAATATCCCGCCTTCTCTTCTTTTGAAGTTGCCTTTTTTTTGCCAATATATCTATAAATTGCCTCTTCCCAAGTTTCTCCTTCTTTTCTTTCTTTCATTATATCTTCCGCCTCATCTTTTAACTCTGGGAATTTCTTGTAAAGAATGTTTTCAAATTCTAACTTATCCACCTTTGAGAGCAACTCATCTACATTGGCAATCTTGGCAACCTCTTGAAGCGAAAGGAACTTTTCTTCTAATTCTTTTTTTTCTTTAAGCACCTGCTCGTATTTCTTTCGAAGGATTTTTACAGCGTTTCCTTCAATTTCTTCTAACGATGGCTTTTTCTCTTCTGTCTTTATTTCTTGTTTTTCTTGTTCTGCGGTTTTTAATTCTTCTGAAACTTGTTTCTCGTTTTCTGGTGTTGTTTGTTGTGTTTCTACACCCATTTTTTTACGCTTTCCGCATCGGGGAATACGGAAAGGAAATTAAAAATATACTATGGATTATAAAACTTGAAAATTTGCGGGTCTGTATATCCGCCTCTCAATTCAGCCTGTTTTCGGCAACCTTCTGAATTGCAAAGCCACGCTTTCCATTCTGGAACATACATATAAATTGATTGCTGAAAAGAAGAAAGATTATTGCTTGCTCCGCACAAACATCTAAACTTTCCTTCCGCAAATATTTCTTTAAAATGCGAGCAATTCCTTGCAGGATGTCCACAAAATTCGCAAACTCCTCCAATAATTTTTGGATAACTCTTTGTTTCTTCTTCCTTTTTTACTCCAATTCCCCTTGGCATAAAATTATTAACTTTTAATTCCGACCTTTTCATTCTTCGCCCCTCGTTATCTCAATTTCTAAAAACTTCATTAGTTCCTCTGGTAAATTTAAAAGAAAATCTAATGCTGCTATTTGTTCTTTATAACTAATTAAAATCTGTTCGTCAAGAGGCGCTGATTTTAAATTATCAATAACCTTTTCTCTTGTATCCTGAATTATCTTTTTAAGAATAGCCCACTCATTACTATTTCCAATTGCTCTAAAACTTCTAACCAATTCCCTTGCCTTTTCTATATCTTTTCCAACATATTCTGCTAATTGCTGGCCAAAATAATACTCTAATTTAGTTTGTTCCATTTTATTTTTTCTTTTTGGCATTATTTTTTCTTTTTATGTCTTTTTTGATAGGTTTTTTTGGCTTTTGCTAATTTTCCAGTTCCTTTTCCGTGAATTCCTTTATCTTTCAATTTTCCCTTAACCAAACTGGCATAAAATATATTCCTTCCTCTTTCTCCGTATTGTTCTATGAATTTTTTTAATAGTTTTTCTCCTTTCTTTGTTAACGGCATATTTTAAAATAATTATTTCGACCTTTTAAGGTATCATACTTTTACCCATTCTTTCTGTTCCCTCTGGGGGAGAACCAAATATTTGTTTAATAATGTCTTGCGATGTTTTAGTTGGCATTCTTGCTTCTAATGTATCTGCGGGCGGTCTTTCTTCTTCTAACATTTCTGGCGGTATTTGCCTTTCTGTTGGCAATGCTTCTATTTGTCTGACAATGTTTGATTGTCCCATTTTCGTTTCTTTAACTTCTTTTTGCTTTCTTAAAATGTTAGCCATATGAGCGGCAATATGAAGTTCTCTTGCTTTTGTAGACATAATTCTCATATGAACAGCAATATGTTGAGCATCATCATCTTCGCTATCAATATAAACAAGTTTGTTGTCTTTTAGAATTTCATTTTCTTTTTCTGCTTTAATTTCGTGCGGTGTTGGCGGTAAAATTGCCTCAATCTGGTCTGGTGTTAAATCAGTAAGATAAAGCATATATCTTAATCCCTCTCTAACATTTCCGCCAATTTGTGGTAGTATTGGTAAAATTTCTGATAAATCCCTTCTCTTTAAAATTCTTTCTGGCTCTGCCTCCAAAGAAGAAACAACTTTAATTTTTGGGTCAACTTCTGGGATAAAATCAGATTTTTTAACTTCAATAAATTCTTTTGCCCCCTGATATCCTACCAATTCA